TTGGACTAGCACCATCAGAACCGTCATTTGTTTTAAATATCAGATCGCCTTTTTCATCGTCTGATGTACCGTCATGTGAAGCCTGTATCTGTGCTAGTGTAGTTTCTTCTCCACCAGAGGCTTGTCCTTTAAACGTAAGTTTACCTTCACGTCCACCATCGGTATCCTCGTGTGTATCATTTACTATGATAACTTCTGGTGTAGCATCTGTAGTTGTAATATCTCCTGTTACGTCTACAGTATCTGTGCTGAGACTTACTACAGGAGGACCGATATATTTGCTCATTATGTTTGCTCCAATGCACTCACTATTACATCAGCACTACTTGCTGTATTAGATGTTACCTTTACAGTGTCTGTTGTTTCTGCAATTATCTTACCGTCTAAAACAGATATTGCAGAGTTTGCAGGTACAGGTACTTCTTTTACAACATGTGTGTCTGCTACCTTTACAGTGACTCTTATTTGACTACTCGTTACATTAGCTATGTTACAACCAATAATAACTGCAGTAGTACTTGATGGTACGGTGTAGATTGTTGTTTCTGAAGTACCTACAGCCGCACTACTTACATAATTTTTAAATGTGTTTGCCATATTATTTTACCCTAAAGCTATTGCGAATGCAAGTGCGTTTGCATCAGATGCTGTTGTTCCAGTTCCTGTAGCATTATCTACATATGCAGTTGTTGCTATTTTTGTACTATCATCACCTGAACTCTGTGTTGTTGCTGTTGTAGCTGATGATATAGTGCCATCTAATTGACCACTAAAAGTAGTTGCAGCGATTGCACCTGTTAAAGTTGCACCAGTAGCACTTGTTACTAATACATCCGAATTATTAAATTTTAGTTTTACAACACCAGTTCCATTCGGATTTATATCAATGTTTCCATTGGTATCTGTGGATGTGATAGCGTTACCGTTTATGTTAACATTATCTACATCAAGATCAGTATTAATTACAACAGTGCCTGTGCCGTTTGGAGACAGGTTTATATTACCATTGGTATCTGTAGAAGATATTGTGTTTGTAGCTACATTAAGATTACCAACACTAATGTCTCCACTAACGTCTACACCATCTGCTGTTGTTTCTATTTTCTTTACATTGTTGTGATATAGGTTAACCGCACCGTTAACATCCATATCCATATATTTTTCAGTACCAGTGTCACTTTGTATTGTAACACCATCTCCTTGTATTGTCAACTCCCCAGTTGTATTTACTATAGAAGTATTTGCACCATCGTGTTTAATTGTAAGGTCATCACCTGTGCCAAAAACAGCACTAGCATTATCTGCAAAGTCTAATGCATTAGCACTTGTATCCCAAACCATGTTTGCTGATGCACCAGTAAATACTACATCACCATCTGATTTAATACGTACACGTTCTGTGGCTGTTGCACTAGTATTTGTTTTAAAAACAAGAGCAGTAGAGTTATCTGCCGCACCAAAGTTAGCTTCTGCTGCAGCTTCTATTTCTGCACCTACAAGTATGGCATCTGATCCACTATCTTCTAATGGAGCATTAAAACTAATCTTACCAATAGTATTACCACTATCTACTGATATGTCAGATGTTTGTAAAGATAACTGAAAACCACTAGCAGCCGTTGCACCTAAACCTGTATCAGCTACGTGTGTAAGTTTAACATCATCGTCTGCACCAAATGTAAGAATAGAAGCATCACTTTGCAATCTTACGTCATCTGTCATTATAACTTCTGGTGATGTTATTTTAACTGTGGTATCTGCTGCAACGTCTAATTGACCATCTGCAGTAGAACTAATAGACAACTGTGCATCACGAAACTGTAATTTATTATTTGTATCAAGAGTCATGTCTCCCACAAAACCATCTATGTGAGCAACACCGTCTATATATAAATCTTTAAATTGTAGTGATGATGTACCTAAATCTAATCCTGCATTTGTGCTTGGATTAATTGAATTAGCAGTTGCTACTAGTTGTTGGCCGGGACCAATAACTGTAATAGCACCACCTTCTGCTGCAGTACCATCATGGGTATGACCAGAAGATGAATTAAATGCAGCTTCAATAGCATCATATTCGCCATCAAAGTCAGCAGCGTTAATAACGTTACCATCAGCAATATTATTTGCTGTGTCGTTACGTGTATAGCCTGTTCCCATATTTTTACCTTCTCGTGTTTGTGGCGTATTCTAATGTTATAGCATCCAATGAAAATGGTGGATCTACACTATCTGATGTATATTGTAAAGATACAACAAAAGCCGATCCTATTATTTGTGTTTCAAACAATGTTTGTAGTTTAGAACTAAACACTGCCGTTGATCCGTATGTTGCCTGACCCATAAATGCAACCGTTCCTGTGTTATTGTTAAAATCTATTTTTGTAGGCTGCACACTATTTTTTTGGTCAAAGTCTAATTTTAAACTTACATCAAACGAAACACTACCTTGTGGATCAGTATACAAAAACATCTTATAAAATGTTTTACGTACTCTTGGATCATTAATTGGCATAAAAGGTGTAGCAAAAGTAGTTTGTATATTGCTACCATCAAAGCTATTACCTTCTTCCATTTGATAGAGAAACCCATCGTCATTTGCAAATACTATCGTTTCTGCATTTTGAAAGAATCTACTATCTGCTACAAATGCTCTTATTCCTCTAATGTCTGCCCATGCCATTCCCTCGCCACCTTGACCTGCCATTTGAGTTCCAAGTATACCTTGGGCATTTGCTTGAGCTATGTTATTATTAAACCCTAATATTCTATATTGAGATTTATCACGTATAACCACACTAGTAAAAGAAGTATTAGCTGTAATAAAATCTGTTACTTCTTTCTGTATTGTTTTAGATACAACACCTAGTCCGTAATCACCAAGTCTTTCTGTAGCACTTAAAAGCCTTAATCCATCTGGACCAAGAAACATTACATCACCACCAACTTCTTGTATTGTATCTTTATCTACACAACCAATATCTGTTGTTATCGGTTGAAGTTGGAAATCACTTATAGTATTTCCTATCAACTGAGATATAGACGTTTCAGTAAAAATAATTAACTGTTGTCTAAATACTATTAAGCCAGTTATGTTTTGTCCCACAGATATTACACCAGAACCATTAGCTGTTGTAAAATCATTATCTGTAAAAGGTGAAGTAAAAGTTAATAAATTATTTTTTCCAAAAAACAGATGGTTTTTAAAACTTATTACAAATTCTGCTGCAGCTACATCAGTAGGTGCGCTATTAAGAGCTGTAAATAAAGTTCCATTATATAATGCAGGAACGTTAATACCATCAACTATAGCAATTTTTTCTGTTCCGGTATAGTTATACCTAGAAAATCTAGTTTTACCAGCATTTTCTCTTGACGTGCTTAAAAAAGTTATAGCAGCATTATCTGCAGGAGAACTAGCTAGTGCAGGGTCAATAGCTATAGTAGCTCCGCCTGATGTTACTGTTGGTGTTGCAGTAACAGTGTATATCTTATCTACACCTGCAATTTTAAATACATCACCTAATTGTGGTGTAGAGTCTAATCCATCTACAACTAGGCTACTACCTGTTTGTGAAGCACCGTTTACAAGAACTGTTCCGTATACTGGTACGTTTATAAGAGAGTATCCGTTACCAGATGTTTTAAGTAAACTTTCGTTTTTACCTACAAGAACTGTATCAAGAAATACACCACACCCTGTCGCAAGATAATTAGTAACTGTGCTTGTAAACTCTACATCATCTCCATTTGCAGGTGAAGCAGTAAGACTAGTGGTTATATTTAGTGCTGCTCTGTTTTCGTCATCGTCAAAAGTTACACCACCATTTGCAATAGTATACTCTGTCTTAAACTCTAGTGCGGTATCATCTGTAAGTGTTAATGACAAACTATCAGCAGCAGAACCTATCACAAGATTTGGAGAACTAAATGATGTTACAGTTGTACCTCTTGGTATACCTGTGCCAACAATCTCCATACCTGCTTGTATAGTTCCTGTCACACCATCTACTGCAAAGGTAGTAGTTCTAAAAGTAAATGTTACAGCTAGGTTATCTGCTAAAGTTACGTTAGTAGAAAGAACGACAGTAAAATTACCGCTTGCTCCTGTAGTAACACTTGATACAGTAATGCCACTTGCAATACCTGCACCTGTTAATGTTTGCCCCTTAGCTATAGTGCCTGAAGCAACAGTGTCTACTACTATTGTTTTAGTATTTGTTACTGCACCATTAACAAGAGCAGTTGGTCCGTTTACAGTAGCAAGAGTAGCTGTACCGTTTATATTAGCAGTTCCGTGAACTAGTTTAAATTTATCACCTGCTACTGGTGTTTGTCTTATGTTTGCTATATTTAAACTTGTACCACTTTGACTTGCACCATTTACAACAGGTATACCATATGGTGGTATTATATCTAAATCAAACTTTTCGTAACCTAGTATTCTTTTATATCCACCTTCAATAGATGGTTCAAAGTTTCTTAATATCCTCGCAGATCCGGGCAGTTCTATACCTTGCTGCAAGGGACTCATATTACTTATAAGCCCACCACTAAACTTAATGGGATATGTTTGACGATTTGTAGGCATTTATTAGTTGACCTGAATAGTATTAGCAGCTGTATTTCTGTTTACAATAGTAGATCTAACATAGTCGTAACGGTTAATATATAGCCCTCTCATTTGTTTTATTTCTTGTTCAAACTTTGTTTGCATAATCATAGACTCTTGTGACTCACCTCTAAACATATAAGCAAAATGCATTGCACCATTTACAATAACATGTCTAAATTGTTCTGGTACTGTAGGAACATCAGTGTCATTAATTAAATCTACAGGCAGTCTATAATATTCGTAAACTAATTCATACGCTTTATCTGGTGGAGCTATTACACCAAATCCATCATCTGGAGTTCTAAAAACAAACTCTGGTAAAGAACGAACACCGGTTGAAGTATTGTATTCAAAATCTGCATGCTTTTCTAAATACTCTTCGTAAGATAATAAACGAAGTTTTCTAGTTTCATTACCTAGTGTGTCATTTCTTTTAATACGAAAACTATCAAAGTCTAATGTTTTAGAGTCGGTAGGTGATGCGTACCTCACCAGACCCGGAGTTAATGTTTCAGTTTCTTCTACGTGATTAAAAGGCCACTCATATTCATGTTGATTAATAAAACGAATTGCAGAGTTAACTGCATCTTTAATCATAGAGTATTCACCAGTGGCTGTAAGAAAGTTTGCATTTGATCCTGTGCCACCTGTGAGTTCAACTTCGTTAAGCCTACGATTTACGTCATTTACAATTCCAATATAATCATAAGCCATCTTAACGTTCCTTCAGTCTAAGTTTAATACTACGTTCTGCTGTGCTTCCTGTATCATCTGTCATCTGACAAAAGAAAGTATACTCTGCATTGTTTTGTCCACCAGCAATATTTATTGTAGCCACTGTACTAGTATTTGTTTGCCCAACATTTTGTATACTATCTGTTGTAGCACTACTGGAAGCTGAAGTTAAAGTTTGTCCAGCATTTAGTTGTGTTTTAGTATTAAATAAATTAGACTTAACAAACCATATTACTGAATTTATTGTAGCTGTATCAAGAAATCTTGACCAATCTACACTATAGTCTAATGTTTCATCAGGGTCTTTACTCGGCCAACGAAAACTCATTTTTAATCCTCATTAGCATAGACAACACGATCTGCTGATCTAGGCTTTCTTTTTACAAATACAAATCTATTTTGTTTTTCTACTATTACTGTTCTATCTTTAGAACTGGTTGTTGTTTGTGCGTCTACAAAAACTAACCTAGTTTGAGGTCTTACTAACACAGTCCTTTCTGCAACTGAAGTAGGCATTAAGCAACCCTCGGTAGTAAGACAGTTCTTCTTTTGTTATATCTATTTTTAACTGCTTCATAATCAAACTGTATTGATGCCACGTTTGCTGAAGGTAGGTTTACTACAGCAGAAGCAGATGCACTTGCTAGTTTTTCAGTAACAACTACGTTGACGCTACCTACTGTACCTGTTGCAGATACACTTTGTAGTGATTCGTCTACTACTGGTTCTGGTGCATTTATAGAACCAGTTAATTCTAGTCCTGTAATTGATGGTGTAGCAGATGCTGTAGTAGTTACTGAAGAAGTAGCTGACGTACCTACTACTGTTCCTAGCTTCTCAGCTACATTAGGTTTAACCGTACCTACTGTAAATGTAGCTATTACACTTAGTAAATCTTCAGAGGTCTTAGCTTCTACTGTACCTATTGTACCTGTGGCAGATACGCTTGCTAAACTCTCGTCTACATTTACTTTGAGTGTACCTATTGAGCCTGTAGCTGATACACTAAGAAGATCTTCATCTACCTGTGGCTCTATTGTGCCTATAGCACCTGTAGCAGATACACTGCCTAATTCTTCTGCAACATTTTCTTTTACTGTGTTTATGCTACCTGTAGCACTTACACCAGTAAGTGTTGCACTATTACCTACTCCTACTGTACCTATTGCACCTGTTGCAGATACACTAAGTAGGTTTTCAGATATGTCTATCTCAAAACCACCAACGCTTACAGTTTCTATTGCGCCAGTTGCACTAACTCCTGTTAGGCTTACATTGGGTGATACCTTGCCGTATCTAGCAGACCCATGCGTACCTGTGCCATAAAGTGCATCAGAGGAGTCAAAGAAAGACATTTGTTATGCAATACGTATTACAGCGTTAGAAGCATTTGCTGCAGGAAACTCTATAGTTAAATCACCTGCTGTAGCACTTACAGTACCTCCAAAAGAAATTACACATATTGCTTTGTTTGAAGCAGAAGAGTTATAAATAATACAACCTGCTGCAGAACATGTTACGTTAGAAAATACTTCATCTGCAAAGTCTACAATCGCAGTTGTACCGTCTGTAGAAATGGCGGCACTGTCTAAATTCTGTCCACCTGCTGTGTAGTTAGTACCTGATGCCTCGTCAGAGTTACCTGTAACATCTGAGTAATTAGTTGTTGCTGCACCATATGTACCAGACTCACCGCTTTTAATTAGTGCAAGTTTTAAAGTGTGGGTATCCAGATCGTGGACACCGCCAAGAACTTCTGATTTAAAACTTGTACACATTGCTGTTGTAATGCCCATGTTTGAATCCCTTTGTTTACAGTTAGAGAGGCCACCCTAAAGCAGCCTCTCAAGTTATTTTATGCTAGTAAATCACGATCTACTTCTTGAGCAGTACCATCTTTACCTGCATCTGTGCAGTTCATCATTACTGCCCAAATGCGGAATTTACCTGTAGTAACAGCACCACCTGACAATGTAGCTATTGTCATGTCAATGTTGTCGTCAGCTACAGCCATTACTGGCTGATATGCTGCAGGGTTTTGTGCAACTACTGCTGCTGCTGATGTACCATCAAAGCCATCAACAAATACGTCAGCATCAACACCAGTACCTAAATCCACAGTAAATGTAGAACCATCGGAAGCAGTGTCAACTTCAATACCTGCGTTCAAGATCATTGTACCTTTTGGTACAGCAATTACAGGAACAACATCGTTTGCTGCAAGAGCAGAACCTTTGTCAGATAAAGCAGTTGCTAAGTTCAATACAGTTTGAACCATGTAAGGTTTTCTGCCCGGATTGCTGTTCGCTCCTCGTGCAGATTGGAGTGTGTTATCACCTAATGCCATAATTCAGTCCTCCCTACGCTGCGTTATATTTGGCAGTAACGATTGCTTCAGGACGAAGAATCTTTCTACCATATAGATGCATACCACGAACAATGTCAGCAAAGCTGTCAGGATCACGATATGTTTCAGTTTTGTTGATTTGCTCCGCAGTTGCGACAGCAGAATCATGTCCTGCAACAATAACACCAAAGTTAGCGTTTTGGTTTGCAGAACCAGATGTACCAGAACCTGTACCAACTTGTGGTAGGTTTGATGATACATAGAAGCGGAAACCATGAAAGTTGTTCAAGGTTAGTCCGTTACGGATACCGCCTGACTCACCGAAGTCTGCGTTCATGAAACGTGAATCTTCGTCACGAAGAAGTTCCATAAATACAGGGTCAACTACAAGCCAACGTCCTTGTGTATCAACTTGTTGTTGATCAAGAAGACGTGCCATACGTGCAACAACTTGCAATGGTGAAGCTGTAGCAGTTGGTAGTGCTGTTGCACCCGGTAAACGTACTGCTAGTGGGATCGAATGATCTCCAGCAGAAGTTGTTGTGATGTTGCCAAATGAATCCTTACGGAGTTTCATTGATGTCAACAGTTCGTCTGAACCTGCAGTTGCCACTGCTTTAGTACCATTTGTGGTAGTGTTAGCAGTATCAGCATTACTGTGTAGTGCAGACTGTTTGAAACCTGACAAGTAGCCAAGAACTTCTTGGTCATACTGATCAGATAGACGATATGCGGCTCGGTTTGTGGCCAAGTCCATGAAGTTCACATGTGAGTGAGCTTCCTCAATGTCATCAATTTTAAAGGCAAAATAATTTGACTTGTCGATAACAAGGGAGAAATCTTCATCGTCAAGATCTTGTGCAGTGATTTGTGTACCACGAGCATAAGAAGCAACTGAGATTTCAGGTTCTTTGATGATTTTTACTGTATCGCCTTGAGCAGCAATCTCTCCAAAGTAATCGGAGTTAGTAATATCACCAGCAACGGTATTCTTGCGAAACGCAAGTTGTACCTTTTTGGAATAGATTACAGAACTAAAATTACCATTCGGTAAGTTGTTGTAACCTCCAGCGGTTTGAAAAGCCATAGTAAGTCCTCCTAATATTTGGCGTTTCTGATTAAGAAAACCAAACAACCTTAATAAGAGGCTAAACGTTTTCTAGGGTGCGTTAGGCTAACAGTTGGCCAACCGTCATCCTTACGGGCCTGTACTTGCTTAGGTAGTTCCCATTTGTGTTTAAGTTTTTAGTGAGAGTAGTAGAGGTAGTCCCAGATGGGAGGCTCTTTAAATACTCCTAGTTATACACTAAGGTTTTGTTTTGTCAACACCTATCGTGCATTACCTGTTACATCATAGATAAATTTGCCATTACGCATGGCTTTATTAATATCATCCTGACGTTCTTCAAATTCTTTTGCAGACATTCTAGAAACTTCGGACTCTCTCATTTGACCTGAAGATTCATCTGTATCTACATTAGCTTTTGAACTTTTACTTACCAAAGATGCAGCAGCTTTTTTGCTTGCTTTCTTTGCAGTTTTAGTAAGTCCTTTATCGACCTTATATAGATCAATAACTCTTACGACAGAAGCTGGATCATCTGCGTTTTCGTAGATTGCATCCTGAACCCATTTAGGCTGTGCTTCTGCCCAGTCATGAAACTCATCTGCTTTGCGTAGTGTGTCAAAGTCTGGATGTGTTTCACGAATTGTTGCTTCTGCTGATTTACGATTAGCTTCATATTGTATTTCATCTAACTGAGCTAAACGTGATTCAGCTTTCTTATACATCTCTTGAGCTTTCTTAGCTGCAATAGTCTCTACTATTCCTGCTACATCTGGGTATTCTTTTGCCCACTCTTCGATGTCTTGGTCTGACTTAGGTGGTACAATAGACTCACCTTTCATTCTGTTTTCGAGTGCAGTAAGTTTATCGTTCCACTCTTTTTCTTTTTCAGACATGTGTCTTCTAAGATCACCATATCGTTTCTTAAAAGACTTTTCTTCCCGACTTAAGTTAGAATCATCTTCTTGTGCTTCTTCTTTAATGTCGGTTTCTTTTTGTTTGGTATCACCTGTGGCCTGTACTTCGGTTGTCTCAGATCCTTCGCCATCGGGTTCATTTTCTTCAACTTCTTCACCACGAGCTTGTGCCTCTAGTTTAGCAATTTCTTCTTCTTCTTGTTTCATCCGTTCTTGTTTACGTACATAGTTACTTCCACGTTCTACAAAACCGGCAGTCTTTGGGGTTTCTATTGCTTGTAATTCAGGCATTGTATTCTCCTTATGTTGGGGCCAGCGTTATTGCTGGGTAGCCTTATAGTTATTCGGATGTTATTTCTTTTTCTTTTTCTTTGACATTAGACCGCCTTTGTTAAGACCAAAGCCATACTGTGATTCAAGTTCTTCTTTACTTTTCTTCATGGTGTCTTGAATTTTTTGACTTGTAGCTATAGCACCTGTAGGTCTATCTTTTTTAGCTTTATCTATTGCCGCTTGTCCAGCTTTTTGAGCAGCTATTGAAGCAGCACTCTTTTCTTTTTTACGATCATCTTGCATTCGTTTTATTTCCGCATCACTCGTTATATCTTTGGAAGTTTTTACGGGAGTTGCAGCAGGTTCTGGAACTACTTCTTCAACTACTTCTTTTTCTTTAACACTTACTTCATAGTTAGCCCTATATTTTTCGTAGTCCCTATCGTTTTTAAACAGATCTTTACCGTCTATAATACTTTTTGCTTTTCTATCTAGTAAGATACCATTAGCACCAGCTGCTTGTATAGCAAACCTATCTCCGTCAATCATCTCTAGTGGAGTTAGTTTTAAAGCTCCTGTTCTTGCTTTATTCCATTGTTCTAATAACTGGTTAGCTTCTTCTTTTTTACCTTGAGCATCTAAAAGAATAATGTTAGCTGCACTGTGAGCCATTGTTACACCTTTGTCAAAAGCTCCAAATAAACCGGGAAGGTCTGAACCTCCAGATATTGCTGCACCTGTTTGTTTTGCAAGCTCATCCATATCTGTATAATTATAACTTTCCATCCATGCATCTGGATCTGGCTTAGGCATATTCTTAAAAGGATCGTCATCATCACTACCACCACCAGTCTCTTGTGGTGTTTGTACTACTGCTTTAGGTACACAAAGTTTAGTTACTGGATCGTAATCCATACCCACCTTAGCACAGTTTTCTTCTGATGGAATAGATGAGTCTACTCCGCCAGTAGGAGGAACCATTGTTGATGGATCAGGTGGAGCCATGTAAGTAGCACCCGGAGTTGCAAATATTGGATTCAAAGTTGTAGGACTTGTAATATAATTACGAGCTGCTATTTCAGAAGCTGTTAACCCACCGGGATTAAAACCTCTAGGTGGCGGTGGTGGATTAATCCTATCCATTTGTTCTGCAGTCATCATAGCTTGAGTACGATTTTGCATATCCATATCTTGTGGGTTGTTACTCCTAATATTTCTAACTTGTTGATCCATTTTAGTAGGATCGTTATAAAGGTTTGATGTCATACCACCAACGTTGTATTCTACTCCTGTATTTACTGGCATTGTTTGCTCGTTGCCTTGCATCATGCCTCCCTCATTCATATCAACAGGTTCACCACCTATTCTACCGTTAGCTTCCATGTCAGCTAAACCTCTTTTAGCTTCCATTCTTAAATCTTCAAAAAACTTTACACCAAAGTATTGTACGACATCAGCAGGAACTACATACTCACCTTCAGATAGTTGAGCAGGTATATCATCTCTAACCTCACTAGCCATAGAACCCGGAGGTATCTCGTTACCTGATACTGGATCTACATCCATACCATCATCTCTTAAACCCCCTTCTTGCATGAAGGCCATCTCCATTTGATCTTTCATAACTGTACCACCTTTATTAAATTCCTGACTTTTTTCCCACTCTCTGTATAAATCAGGAAAAATTTCTTTAGCTCTTTCTTTATCTCTTTTTACCATTTGTTTAAAAGCACGTTCAACTCCAGTGCCTACCCCAAACGAAACTTCTTTAAATGGATTATCTATATCTTCTAATTTATCTTTGATATAGTTTACTAACATATCAAAACGATTTCTAGGTTTTTTCTTTCTACTGCTCACGGACAAGTCCTCCACCGCTAAACTTTGGTTTTGATAAATCGTATACTTCTTTCATCTTTGATATATCAATTACAACACCCTTTGTCCTAAGACCTTCTGTGTTTGCATAAGGTTTATATGGTAATTCTACATCAGTTTCTATTATTATTTCTGGATATTCTTTTTTAAATTTATTTAAAGCTTTATTAAAATCTGTTACATAGTTTTTATAAAGAGCATTACCTTCTGTAAGAACGAGATTACCATCATCATCGTATATAGGTTTATCTTGAAGATCCCTTTTAATTGATTTATTATCTATTGCAGCTTTTAATGAATCACCTTTAAATCTCATTGCAGCAATCATATCAAAACTAGGAAAGACAATCTTATTTATACCCATATCGTTAGCTTGATTAATTAAAGTTTGTATATTTAACTCAACAGATTCAATGTTCTTTTTAATAGGTGGAGATCCAAATCTTTTAGGATCTCTTCTTGCATCTTTATTTGTAGCTCTTTGTTGAGCTATATTTTTATTACCTAGTATGTACTTACTTTCTGAAGCAAAGTAACCCGGTTCTTGTACATAAGTTAAAATCTGAGCTAATAGTTCTTGGGCATCATCTCCTTCAGCAAATGAAATTTTACCATCTGCTACGTCTTTTTGTATACGCTCTGTATATTTATTAGCTAATTTCATAGAAACTTCATCAGGATCTGGTATGCCTTCATAAGGATTGTTTGGCAGATACTTACCTGTTTCTTGAGGAGGTGTGTTATCTAACTGATCAAAAAATTCAGTTATATCTTTTGAAAGATCGTCTGAATAAATTTTAAAATATTCTGATGCTTCTGGATATAGATCTTTTCGACTAAAAATTGTTGCATCTACAACTCGTTTAGTTTTTTCTACTGTGTAAGGAATCCTTTTAAATTTTCTAACACCGCCAGATATTAAATCTGATTGAAGTTCCTCTACTAAAATAAAGTTTTCATCTTCTGTTAAACGATCAAATATACTCGTATTTTGATCTGTAATTCTAAGTGCTCTTGAAGGCTCATATACGCTAAATCTTACATGAGATAGTGCATCAGAACCATAATGTTCTTTTTGAGCTATAAAACCTGCTCCTCTTTCTCCCGTACCTAAACGACTGTATACAGGAACTTCATAAGTTTTATCTTTAGCACCACCTTCAAATCCAGCTGTACCCTGTAGCTGATAGTGTGCATACCTAGGCGTAGTTAATGGAGAAGCTCTAACATTAAAACTAGCTTTATCAAAATCATCTATTATTTCCTCTCCAACATCCTGAAGAGTAATCTTTCTATTTTTAAACTCTTGAGTTTTCATAAACTCGGGAATGTTTTTAACATTCATTCTAGGATCGTTTTCAAGTAACTTTAAAAGATCTGCACCTAGTACAGTTTCAGATAAATTTTCCGCTCCATCACCCGTTTTTTTATTTACAAAATCTGTGAGTATTTCCACACCAAGATTTTCAAACTCTTCAAAATTTACATCTATTACTTCTTTTTTATCTGTTAATTTTTTATCAATAGAATCTACTATGTCTTGAAATGTTACCTCTGTATCAAAAGCTTCTGGGCTGCGTTCTGCTGGAGTTAAATCTTCTCCGTCTAGTATTCTACTTTCACCAACATAAGTTACCTTAGTTTTTGAATCTATCTTATCGTCAAACTCCATTATTAAACTTCTAGTAAGAGGGGATCTAAAGGTATCTTCTAAAGCTTCAGTTCCAAACACTTCATCAAAATCATAAACACCATAATCCCAACCTTCCTCTTTAAATAAACCACTTGGAGATGGAGATACTAATCTTTCAATTTGAGCACCGGTTTCATCTACATCAGTTACTTTAAATGTAAATTCCCTATCTTTAAAAACTCCAGCGGGATCTGGAGTATATACTATTGGAGTTTCATTAAAAAATCTATCCAATATTTCTACTATAGTAGTTGTTTGTAAAGCATCTGCTGCCCTAGCCTTTGAGCCAACCATACGCATTTCTGCTTGGGACATATTTGGTTGTTCGTCTAGATCCCTATACTTTTTTACTAATTTAGTTGCTGCTGATAACTTTAAAACCAGACCGGGTTGTTCTGTTAAAAATCTATTAAACTTTTCTTTAACTTGATCAGATACTATGTCAGTAGTTATTTTTATAAACTCATCCCTTTCTTTATAAGCTACTTCCCTCATTTTAGGCTCACCTTTAGATTTATCCATTACTGAGCCATACCTGTCAAGTATTTCTTTACCTACTTTAGCCTTTAATCTAGTATCAAATAATTTAGGATCTAAAAGTATAGACCTTCTTCCAACAGGTTCATCAAATTTTAAAGGTTTAAAATCTTCTTTAATAACATCATTATAAGTTAAATTATAAACATTTTGTACTCTAGGATTAAAAACTTTTTGGTCTTTTGCATCCTTATCTATTATATCTATAAGTTTATCTTCGTCTAAATCAACTTCAACTGGTGCTAGATATTCTTCAACTGGAGTTTTCTTTCTTCCAAACATTCCAGCTACACTAGCCATTCTTAATGAATCTTCTGGAACATTAAAAGCTGATGCACCAAGAGTTGTCATAGTGGCTACATCTGCAACATCCATCATACTAACGTCAGCTGCAGATTTTTTTCCTGTTAGTAAATCTTTAGGTATGCTAACAGTTTCTTTAACTCCTTCTGCAATTGCTTTAGCTACACCCACTGCTTGTTCTTTGGTAGGCATCTTAGGATCTTTTAAGTATTCTTTTGCAGCTGGTATAAAATCTTCTTGTATTTTAGCTCTAAGATTTCTTTGATCTGGATCTAACCTTACTGTATATGTATCACCCAGTTTAGTTCTAAAAACAGGATTACCCATATCATCTGTACCTACTTGAGGATCTCTGGTACTAGCACTCATAGGTCTATCAAAGAATGGTACAGTTGTTAAAGGATGTACATATTTTTCAACTGCAGACTCTTCAAAATTAGTAGCAAGTCTTTTAGCTTCTTGCTTTGCTCCTTCAGCAGTGTAACCAAACAGACTATCCATTTGAGATTGAGTGCTAGTCGCCATCTGTATTTACTCTGTCCCTAAGCATAGCTAAAGATTTTAATGCACGAATCTCTCCTTGAAGTCTGTATATTTCTTCAATCTCTGTTCGCTGTTCTAACTGTTTATATGCAAATGCAATACGAATATTAAACTCATCGAGCATTGCATCCCATTGAGGTTTATTATTAACTACTAATTTTAGGCTCATGCAGCACCCTGTTGCCCAGTATTAGCTGAGAAGCCCTGTTCTCCCGGCTGAGGTACTGTACCTATACCTATGTTACCTCCCCCACCTCCAGCGGTATCCTGTACTTGTGGAGCTGCTCCTTGCCCCTGCGGAGCTGCCGGCTGTCCATCAGGTCCAACTTGGGGTTGTTGTTGGGGTGGTGGGTTTGCTTCCTGAAACTTTTTAAGTATCTCTGCTTGTACTGCAGCATCAGACATAGAGTTAACTAACTTCTCTGGATCAAGATCCATAGACTTAGCAATCTCACGAATGATATAATCCATCTTAGCAAACGGTGCTAACACTGGATTTTGTACGACCTGTAAGAACTGCATTAGTCTCTGGCTACGCACTTCGTTAGCCATTAAACTTTCAGTGCCACGGGCTTTTACATCTAGATCACCTTTAACTTCAGGATCAAAATCAAACTGCATATTAAAATGATAGAATGATCTTGCTATTGGTGCTAGTAAATAATCATCCACATTTTTGATAACGTTACGTATACTGCCGTTAGCAGCAGACATAAGCATACTGATTCCAGAAGCAGTACGCCCCACTCCTTGAACTCCTGTTTGACCATGTGCAAAAGATGGGAAACCTGTTGATTCATCTGCTAATACCCTCGCCTTATCAAACATCTGCATGTTTTCACTTGATACGTTAGGAAATTTAGTTCCAAAGATAGCCTGACCCGGAGCACCGCCCTGTCTGCGGAAGACCTTGCCCGGATATACCGACAAGTCTTGACCCGGAGTTAGGTTTGTCTCATCAACCTCGATGAGCATGTTACCCGACAGTGCAGCGTTATCAACTGCCATACGCATAAAACCATTCATCAATGTCTGTGTATCGTCCATGTTTTCTGCTAGACCAACGCCAAACATATTATATGGGTTTACCTCATACGGAACTGCATAGTAAGGTATAATAGATGGGGTGAACGGATTCATGACAAGTCTGAGGACTTGACCATTACATATCCAAATGTTTACAGATACTTGATCCATATCTTTCAAATCATCAGGAATGTCTACATCATGCCCTTCTAAGACATCAGTATCAACGTTCCCCCAAAACTCAAGAACTTCAAACCTTTCGGATCTAGATTCTTGAGAGTCATCTTCCATGACTTGCTCCCACCACTCCTTGGTATAAGACTCACCCATAGATACTGCAGTGTCGATGGCATTCTCACGGAAGAAAGGACGATTCTTAAGAGAACGTATTTGAGATCTAGACATCTTATGTCTTTCTATTACGTACTCGGCCTCGTCCATATTAGCTGCATCTGGATCTGGATAAAAGTTCCAGATAGATACAGAAGAAGTTTGCGGTACTGTTTTGAATATAGGTGAGTACTCACCATCTTCATTCCAGTTAGAATATTCTTTGTCTATAGCAAATGGACCTTTCATGACTCCAGTGCCAAACAATGCAGTTTCAAATGCTGCAACTCTTAATTGTTTTCTTGCACCAGACTCTTCTAGCTGATCATGGATCTTCTTTTCCATCTTCTTAGCTGCAACCATTGCTGGATGTATTGTAATCTCTGTAGGTGTATTACCTTCACCCTCTTCTAATTTATCTACGACTGGTGTTAACTTTTTCTCCATACTAGCTAAACGTTCACGGAGATCTACGATAGTTTCACCGGGTCTAAGTTTTGTTTCTTCAGGGCCAAACTGTTGTTTAGCTTCATCCATCTGATCGTTAGACTCAAAGTGTACAGACTCTGCTGCGCCTTCTGGTAAAGTTGTTGGATCTATAGATATAGGAAACTTGTTACTTCCAAGTAAGACATCTACAATTTGACCATAGGCTGCAAGTACTTTTGTTTTTGTAACTTTTACAAATATCTGAGATTTTTCTGTAGAAGTAAATTGAACATCAGGGCCATACAAACCACGATAGTTGCGATAAGCTTTTACCCAACGTTGTTCTTCTGTATAACGAGCTGTATAAGCTTTAGTGTAACGATCTTTAACTAAACCTATAATATTTCCTGCTAATGGATCTGAGTTTGTTTCTTTATCTGTATCTTCAACAGCTTGACTTTCTATCGAGTCCATAGCCATTTCGTTTTCAAAAGTTTCGTCTTCTTCTGCCATTATTGATTATCCTCATTAAAACAGTCAAACTGTAAATCATAATATGGGTTTTCTCTAAAATCATTCCAATTAGATTCGCTAATAATTTGTTCACATTGTTCTTTTGTAAACAACTCATTCATAACATATTGATTTCCAGTATACACCCAGTCAGTACCATTGTGACCCCATATACTTATAACTACTGCAAAAGTTTTCATTCGTTATTTTTCCAAGGTCCGTTGTCAAAATCATATTGTTCTTGACATCTAGGACAACAATCAAATTTATCTGTGCTATATATTATAGAGCATTTTGGACATGTTATAATCACATTAGTATCCAAACGTATTGTCACTTATTTGAAATCCTGTATTTGAGACAGGCGTATAATCAAACAAACTACTCTTTGGTCTTGTCATAACACCATACCTTAAAGCATCGTAAAGGTGATCTTCTGATTTTGTATCCACATCTTCTGGATTATTTTTATCTAAAGGTATAGCTGGTAGTTGAGAAATTAAGTTTTTGCAACTATTAAATATTACCATTCTAGGTTGCTCTGTAAACTCGTCTACCTGTAATCTTCTATGTATTTCGTTTTTACCAGAAACACGAGATCCTTTTGATCTATCTGCTGGTCTCCATCTACAACCACGAACAATCATTTGTTCTGCTAAACTTGGGCCAGTGTCTCCACGTTTGTGCCACAATGAAGAGTCAAGAACACCATAACGTATTTTTTCTTCTGACTCTGCTTCTAAAATCATGTCAGCTAAATCTGTAGCAAGAACTTTATTAACGTACATTTCACGATATACTATTAATTGTTCGTCAGGTGCAACTACTATCCATACAACTCCTGTATAAGAACTGTAACCATAATCACATGCTCTAAATCTAGGCCAGTTATTAGGAATATCAAAAGGTTCTACAACATGAATCTTTCGATTAAACTCTGGAAACGCTGCCCCTTCATTTATATCCCAGTCACCTTCTAGTAATTGTCTGCGTTGGTGTTCTGGTAACGACAAAAGATTGGCTTCATACATTCCATCTTCTGCTAAATAAGGATTGTCAAATAAGTTAGCAGGTATAAACCTACGTTTAAACAACGGCTCATCTTCTTTAGTATGGCCTTTAGGCCAACATATAATCTCACCAGTGTCTGGATCTGTAGCCCAAAAAGATTTATTAGGTGTCTGTGGGTCTATAAAAGTTTTTTTAACCCACTGATGACCGGGGCCACCGGGGTTACTAGTAGCTCTCATATATAAA